CTGGTCCATGTGGGCCCAGTCCATATAGTTGTGAGTATTGTCTGAAACTAAAAGAAGCTTCTTGCTTGGATATCTTTGCCGGTAGTAACGGATATTCTTTTCTAGTACCGAGAGCGTTGCTCCATCTTCTGCATCTAGTATGATAATTCTTTCTTGATTTAGTAGATCTTTAATTAGTGTATCTGCTTCAGCATAGGCCTTCTTGTACTTTTCTGGCTTATCTTTTAAATAGAGATGCGGTTGTACAATCATTCCAATTGTTAGTTTTGGACCTGTTGGGTTTGCCATAGCGTAGAGATTAGCTTTAATGCGAGGTTCAATCTGAGGATAGCTATCATCAGTTGAATGAATGATTACCATTGAATCTTCATCTGATAGTGCAACATCACATGCGAGGCCAAGAACAACAGCAGTCTTTCCGCTATTTGCACGGCCTCCGACGTACATCAGACAACCATCAACCCAATTCATACCGCCAGCCATAGCTTCTTCGAACATCGAGAAGTAATTCATATGGAAGGTTGCCCTAGATCCGTCAACTTGATCTATACTTCTTTGCTCTTGTATTGCTTCGTATCTGGCTAGCTGATAGTTTACTCCGACTATATTCCGTTGGTACTCTTTTTCGATTCTAGATACAGACTGCTCATGCTGTGCAATTGCTGCCATAATATTGTTTGGATCTTCAAGAGCTTCTTGCATATACTTTTCAGCAGAAGCAACTAGCCTCTCTTTTCGTTCAGTAAACTTGTTATTTCTAAGTGAGCTTATATCTGATGATATTGCTTGTTCTGATACGCCAGTGAATTGTACTAGCGTTCGAGTAAGTAGCTCTCTCTTAACGGCTGCAGGCTCTGCAGCAATCAGAGGAACCATTCTCGCACATATCGTATCTGGAGTATCGTTGTCTGAGGCTTGTTGCAGTTGCCATTCGAATGCGCTTTGTAGTTGTAACTCTAGAAATGTAGTTGCTTCATTTACTCCAGACAGGAGATCGTCAGGATCTTCCACTTCTGTCTCGCCTTCAGGAGGCAGTACGATGAAGGTGGAGAATCCAACAGTAGTCTTGAGTACATTCTCCAAGACTCGCTGAGTTGCGATATATCCTGCATGATCCCAGTCAAAGCAAAAGAACAGCTTTCTGACACCTAGGCTCTTCAGTAAAAGCAGGTGATGTTCTGTGAAGGCTGTACCGCAGATAGATACTGCGTTCTTAATACCAACCCTATACAGCTGTGCAAGGTCGCCTGGACCTTCAACAATATAGAGTCCCTCTTTCTTAGCTTCTTGTGTGGCGACATCTATGCCTAGTAGTACTTTACTCTTCTCGTAAACTAAACTTTCTGGTGAATTGATATACTTATTTTCAGCTCCAGCTGTGTCTCTTGAGATAAAACCAATTGGCTTGCCAGTATGGTCTCGTATTACAAAGGTTACTTTGTCTTCGCCAAAGAATGAATGATACTTAGTTCGTACAAGGAATGATCTGGCTATATCGTTAGCATCCCAGCCTCTCTCAGCTAGCTTAGAGATGAGGATGTCCTCATCTATTGTGCCTATCTGTAGGTAGTCCTGGTTCCAGTTTCTATCTTTTATGTAAGGGTTCTCTTCTGCATTTTCACCAGACAGGATGTCTGCTATGTCTTGTGCGAGCTTATATATACGAGCCTTCTCCTTGTCAGCAGGAGTTGGCTCGCCAAGTCGAATTGGGATTTCAAGAAGAGTGCACAGAGATGGGATTGTTTCGGTAATCCATTCTGACCCTGCCTCTGGCAGGTTGTCTAGTACGGCAGCCGCTGCAAAAATATCTCCTGTCCACCCGCATGAAAAACATTTGACAGTTTCATCGTGTGTTTTTGGATTAAAACACATGCTGGGGTCACTGTCATCGTGAGCGAAGCACTTGAATTTTCGTGCATTGGCTCGAATACCTAGCTTAGTTCCTAGGTATTCTCTGAGCTTCCCCCTCAATAATGGGAGAACCTCATCCAGATTTGTCACATACATTTGTTTCTCCGGTAATCCAGTTTCTGGTTGTAACGACAGAGGTAAAGGGCTTCTGTATGACTTCTTGACAGCAGTCTATCGCGAATTCACTAGCCCTAATAATCGCATTGTCGTTAATCCTTAAGTTGTCTTGCATTAAAAATGCTGAGATTGCTGCAGTAAAGGTATCTCCTGCTCCACATGTGTCGAGAACAGGAGTATCAGGCACCTGAAGGATCTCTATAATTTTATTTTTCCGTAAGACTTTAACAGGATCTGGTCCATTTGTATGGACGGTATAGTCAAAAATAGTAGAAAATGCTTTATCGTATTCTGATCCAGTTGCATGCCAGATTTTATAATCTGATGTATCTAGCAGAGAGAGGTCAATAGTTCTATACCTAGAGTCAACAACTACAAAATCAAAACTTGGAAGGAACCTTTTTTGCAGATAGCTAAGATTATAACCATTTGCTGCGCCTTTGTTGTACTCAGATATTGTGAGGCCGACCCTATCTAGATTTACTCCAGGCTGATCTTCATGCCATGTCTGGTTTCTGTATATGCTATTGATTACTTCATGAGTTGTTTTGCGGTAGTGATTGCTTGATGTAGAGTAATAAGATTTTCTTTCAGATACCGAAACGTTGCAGGTTTCGAAGATCTTCTTCTCGTCTTCAAATGATCTATAGATTGTATAGAGCTTGTTTGTTGCACTCTGTAGCTTAAAGACTGGAACATCTGTGATGTTCGCAAATACTACAATTGGACTATCATCAATTAGCTTGCGGGGTAGAAGGTTTTTCAAGTTATTCCAGGTGTTTAGTGCGCCTCCTGGTATATGTGTTTGAGATTCAACTATGAATCTGTCCTTCTCTTCTGAGTATTTGCCTACTTGGTAGACATCGATAACTGGATCACCAGCACATATTAAAAGTTTATTCTGTTCCATGGGCTCTACCTTCCAGGTAGGCAGCAGGGGTTACCTTTAGAAAAGTAGTATTCTCTGGGACTAGTTCTCTTAGAGACTGTACGCCAAGATAACTTAACGCTGAGGCTACTCCGCCTCTGAACTCTTCGATTATTGCTCCGCAGGTGCGGTCTGGTGTAAATACTTCGGTAGCCTTTCCTTCGGGACATGCAGATAACTTATCTAGCACCTCTTTTTGAAAGTCTGTAGAAGCTTGTCCGCGATAGCTCTTCGTTTTTCTTACGATTCCTGTCTCAAAGTGCTGACAGGATGTCCAGCCTGCACTTTCTTCACAACGACTAAAACGACTACCGAGCATGATTGCATCAGCACCTGCGGCTAGATACTTAACAGCATCGCCTGGAGTGCGTATCCCTCCGTCTGCGATCAGAGTAACTCTGTCTCTTACACCTTGTTCACACAAGATTTTATTAATCAGATAGATTGCTGAGAGTTGAGGTACTCCGCATCCTGTCATCTGTCTGGTTATACAGACACTGCCAGGACCTACCCCAACCCTTAAGTGTGTTGCTCCTGCTTCGAGAGCGCGGAGTGCTGCATCTGGCGTACAGATAGATCCTGACATGATGTTACCGATTTCAGGGAATGTAGCTAAGTTTCTAATGGCATTTAAGGTTTGCTCAGAATCTCCATGGGCTACATCAACAGCAATCGAAGTAGGATTAGTCTTGCTTAGAGGGAGACTCTGAATGGTTTCAACATCTTTGATGCCTATTGCAAAAAATACATTTGAGTTTGAAGACCATCTACTGATGGCCGTACTCCACTCTTCTTTTAGGAACCTACACATGACTGGGTATTCTCCAGCACTCAACATAGCTTCTGCTAACTCTGTACCCGTTACAGTATCCATCGGTGCACTATAAATAAATGGGTATAGCTCTGCTTCGGACCTAGAGTTTAACAATCCTAGCCTTGGGGCTAGGAGAATGTCATCTGCTGATAGTAACTCAGCATCAAGGGGGTTGCTAAATGTAGCTTTGAGTTGATTCTTATCTACTTCCTGCGACATTTGTTCTCCGTAATTCGCAAATTGATTGTTTCCCATACTCCTTGATCAGCCAGATTACACTCATGTACTTCAGCCTTATAGTTGTATAGGTTTTTTGTTTTTAGTGAGGAGGCGATTTTAGGCGTATGGTTGACAAGGAAGGCTAGTGCTTGATCCAAATTAGAGTAAGGACCAAAGACATGCTCTTCCTTGTCAACCCAAAGCTTAACTAAGTGATAGGTTTCTGTGTCTTCCATAGCTACAGAGCATTGGGAGTACCATCTGTTCCGTAGCAGATGTTTTTATAAGAACAGAGTCTACATTGCCAGTCACCTTTTTCAACTGCCTTAACAGGCTTCTTCTTGCCTTCTACAAGTTGAAGCTTTCTCTTCTCGTAACGCTCAGTATCAGATTTATTAAGCTCACCTCTGTTAAAAAGGGTGGTGACCTTTTCCTCTGAGTACTCAAGATCGTAGTCTCTTGCTGGCACGTCACCGGAGTCTACACAGTTCTGGATATACACATACTGATCTAAAGTATTCTGAATAGATATTCCGCTATTCACTGGAGCAGTTTGATTGGGACAATTGCCTTTGTAATGTATGTATGAGTTTGTTGGATGTAAGTCGGTGTCTTCTGTACTGAATACTTCATACTCTGCATATCTTCCGGTGTCTCTAGCGCCATAGACAAGCTTTGATGGACCATACCTCTCTGGATCTGTCTTCGCTAGCCTCCAGTCATAGATTGCAAGCTGCATTAGGTGGCTATCTCTAGGCTCACCTAGTGCTCCCTTTGACCTTTGAGAAGGAGTTCCGAGTACAGTATTCGCATTGAATCCATATACAGATTTAATCTCTATAATATTGTAGAGTCCTGTTCCTGGATTGATGACAATAAGATCGATTTTTCCAGAGACGTTTGCGCCTGGAATGTAAATCTGAATTTGATCTCCAATATAGACACCAGATTCTTTTGCCATGTCTTGGCAGTACTGCTCGTACAGTTCGCCTTGACGCCAGATCCACTGTACGTAAACATCTGGCCTGACGTACTCCTTCTCTATTGCTGTTACAAGAGGCTCATAGAATGAGTACTTCTCGTAAAACTTATAGCAATCTTTCAAGTATCTGAAGAACGATGCTCTTCGACACTTGCCAACAACTTCCTCTTCTCCGTGCTTATTCTGTCTGATTGCTGTTGCTTCAGAAGGCCACAGAGTTGGAGGCTTTGATTCCCCTATGCGGGGGCGAGCAAGGTAGTCTGTTATATGATTTATGAAAGACCAATTTGAGCTAGTCATCCTTCAGGTTAACCTCGCTTAGAGCTTGGTTAGCTTGTTCCTTGAAGTCGTCCATCAGGCCACCTGCTAGCGCATCTTTGGCTTCCTTCTGAATTTCTTCATAGCGTGCTTGAGCCCACTCAGGGAACTCTTCCATATCGATATTAATATCGGCTTTAGCTACAGCCTCATACAGGAACTCAATCAGGAGGCCCAGATGGATGAGCTGAGCGTTAGATGCATCCATCCTAACCCTAAAGCCCTGTAGAACCTTTAGCAGCTGGTCCTCGTCTAGCGAGGGGCGCACAGGACGGCCTGTGCTATCAACAAGAGATGACATTTAAAATATTTCCTTCTTTGGAGGGAGTTGGCTACCCAGGTAAACTGAGGAGCTCATGTTAAAATCAGTGTTTCCATCGGCGTCTTGATAGATGACAGCATAGCCATTCATCGCATGAGTAAACCGAAGATCAGATTTGTGCTGATAGGGCAGTCGAGCGCATAGTGCTCCCTGCTCAATTAATAGTTTGTTACCTATAATTCCTTTATATATTCTGTGAGTGTGTCCTACAACCACAGAGTCATAAGCATCTGAACCTAACCTATTACTAAAGTAGTTGTTTAGCTTCATTACTGTTTGTCCAGGATGTCCACCATAGAAAGCATCTGGATGACAGAATACCGTTTTACCAATTCGAACATACCAGCTATCATAAGCTTGGTAAATAACATTGTCCCAATTTTCTAATTCTATGATTTCACCGAACTGATCGAGCCGTTCACCATTTGCAATTCGAGCAAGTAGATCAGGGCGTAAGATTTGACTAGCGTTCTTCTGAAAGTCTGCTCTTGCTAGTGCCTTTGCAGGTCTGCGGTCATGGTTACCGCTCACGATAACTACTTGAGGAAAATTCTCAGAGCAGTAGGCAACCAGCTCGAATGCTGCTGCGTACTCTTTTAGTGCGGCAATTCTTTTTGCCCCGCCATAAGTTGAGAATACGTCTCCATCGAGAATGTCTCCGTTTAGGACTACAACATCTGCGTCTGCGTGATCGTGAAGAGCTTGCTGAATATCATCTTCCCTTGCAAAGGGGAAGTGAATATCAGAAAGAGTTATTATTTTTCTACTTACTTCACTTATAATTCCTGCAGTACATTCTTCTGCAATGAGTTTGTATTCTTCTCCAAGTTGCTTGATGGTGTTCCATCGGCTTTCATACTGGTCTATAT